AGGTAACACGGCAGCACGTAACAGTAGGGCGGAAGCATTTTCCGCAGACTACGCCACAGCCACACTAACAATTAAATCAGGTGCAACTACATTAGCCACGCATACGCTCGCGGGTTTTGGCGCGGCCTCCACTGGTGTCATTACTGCGTCTGCTATTGCCGATGTGACTATAGCAGTAACAGCTACGGCAAACAGTGCAGTAATTTCGAGCGCATCAGGTGAATATACTTTAACAGTAGGTTTATCAAATGCTGATGTCATAGTAAACTCGACCAGTTACGTGAGTGGGGGTGCATCTAAGATCAACAGTCTAGCTGTGACGTTCCCAGCGTGATAGCATTTCAAAAGTCGCTAAAGGTTGGGAAAACTGACCGTTATAGCGTGGACTTAGAAAACTGGTTAGATTCTCAGGTTGTCATTGACTCGACTATATCACCAGTTGGCGCTTTAACTACTGAGAGTGCGACAACTATATCAGGCTCTATTGTTAGTTGGTTGATCACAGGTGTTACATCAGGCGTGGAAACATACGATATAAATTACTCGACCGCTACAAGGTCAGATTGTATAAAAGTACAACTAAGGGTGGAAGCATGTTAAAAAAAATGGGTCCGGTGATGATAACCGCCAAAGAGTTCGAGGCCAAAGCACTTGCATATTACGAACGATGCAAGGACGAGAAGGAGCCAATGACTATTACAGGGTTAGCCATTGGTTTGGGTTTTTGCTCGCGTCAATCTATATATGATTATGGCAAGAGACCAGACTATAAAGAAGTCGTAGGCCGCGCAACAATGATGGTGGAGCATGGTTACGAATTACAGGTTGCTCGCGGGCGTGGTGATGGTGGGATTATATTCATATTAAAGAATATGGGTTGGTCTGATAAGCAGGAGATCCAACATTCTGAAAAGGTCACTGATAGCGGCGAAAATGGGTGGTAAACCTTGCTTTATTTCGAAAGCACGTAAAAGATAAATCACCGGCATTCGTGCCGGTATTCACGAACAAATCACGTTATGAAATTGTCTGGGGTGGCGCTGGCTCTGGCAAATCACACATAATCGCACGCAAAATATTATACCGCCTTCTTAGTGAAAAAGACTGCAAACATAACTTTCTTGTCATTCGTAAAGTTGACAGAACTATCAAACGATCAGTATTTACACTTATCAAAAATGTTATATCGACATGGGGCCTGGTATCTGAGTTTGATGTCAACCTCACAGATAAAACAATCACATATAAACCCAACGGCTCACAAATTATGTTCAGCGGCCTTGATGACGTTGAAAAGCTTAAATCAATTGAGGGCGTAACGTCGATATGGTGCGAAGAGGCAACAGAGCTAAATCAAGAAGACTTCGAACAATTAGATTTACGCTTGAGGGGCGAAACAAAATACATCAAACAAATTACACTGACATTCAACCCGATCAGCGAGCAGCACTGGATAAAAAAGATATTCTTTGATGACCCGATTGATGGAGTATTTACATTAAAGACAACGTATTTAGACAATGCGTTTATTGATGATGAATACAAGATGGTAATGAATAACAAAAAGAAAACTAACCCTCGCTACTACTCGATCTACGCATTAGGCAATTGGGGTACAGCAGACGGACTTATATTTAACAATGTCAGCACCCGACTGATTAGACCCGAAGAACTTGACGGGCTTGAGTACGTGCAGGGTCTTGACTTCGGGTATACTAACGATCCATCAGCATTCAATCAGACATACATAGACATGAAGAATAAAAAGATACTTGTGTATGATGGATTCTATCAAAAGGGTATGAGCAATGCAGAGATTGCCGATAAAATTAAGGGCTTACAGGCGCACAGGCACAAGACCACGGCAGACAGTTCAGAGCCTAAATCTATCGACTACTTAAAGACAAAAGGTTTAAACATATCGGGCGCAATGAAAGGGCCGGGCTCAGTTAATACTGGGGTCGACTTCCTACTTGAGTTTGAAATTATAGTCAATGCTCACCTGATAGAGTTTATGACCGAGTTTAATAACTACTGTTGGCTAATAGATAAAAACAACGTTCAGCAGAATAAACCCGTTGATGATTTCAATCACTTTATCGACTCATTACGCTATGCTTGTGAACATCATACTAAAAATAACGCCTTTGTTTTTGCTTGTTAGCATATATCCGCGTTATAATTCAATCAATCAAATAAATAAGGGCTCACAATGTGGCTGTTTAGTAGAAAGATAAAAAATAATGTGCCAAGTGTGAGCGAGCAAATAAAGTTCAAACTTAAATCTATTACGTTGCCAGAATCGCAGCCGAGCTGGAATCTATTCCCACAGCAACAGCGCGAGTGGTCAACGGCTACTGCAATTGATGAAGGTTATAACGCATCAGCGATTGTTTATGCTGCGGTAGAGAAAAGAGCTAAGTTGATCGCGGGTGTTCCGTGGTATGCAGCAATAAAAGACGCGAACGGTGATACCGAAAGGCTCCCAATCAATCATCCACTAAACCAATTGATATACAGCCCCAACTTAGATCAATCATGGTATGAGCTGATGTATTCAGCCAGTCAAATGCTTGATCTATCCGGCTCCGCTTTTATGCCAGAAGTTAAAGGCGGCGTGCGTGGGTTCCCGATATCAATATGCGTACTCAATTCCGAACACATGAAAATTAAACCAGGTACAGAACAACTAATCGCACTTTACCAATATGTCAACGGCAATGTGACGCGAAATATCATGCCCGAAGATATGGTTCAGCTAAAACTACCTAACCCTAAAAACCCTTATTTTGGACAACCAGTATTAATGGCGGCAGGTCGAGCGACTGACATTGACAGAGAAGCAGGGGATTGGCAAAAGGCAAGCTTACAAAATAGAAATATATCTGACATTCATATCGAAGTGCCAGAGGGTACGCAGCCCGATCAGATTGAGCAGATACAAGCCAAGCTAAAAGAAAGAAGTCAGACCCCAGATAATGCGCGATCTCCATTAGTTTCAAGTGGCAAAATAAACCAGTTATCACGAACTGCAGTTGAAATGGACTTTACTAATTCGCGTCGATCTGTATGGACTGAAATTGCGGCGTGTTTTGGCGTACCACTAGCAGCTATGGGATTCACTGAGGATGTCAACCTTGCTAATGCTGATGCCATGATGAAACAGCTATGGCAAGATACTATAGTTCCACAGCTTGAGCTATTTAAACGTCAATTCGATCATCAGCTTGCTAAAGAATTTGGCGAAGGTGTTTGCATGGAATATGATTTATCAAACGTTACGGCGCTTCAAGAGTCACTTGATAGTAAGCTGGCTAATGCTGATAAAATGTATAAATTAGGGTTTACTTTAGCGCAAATTAACCAACGTTTAGAGCTTGGGTTTGATGATGCTGAAATACCTGATGAGACTGTTATTAGTGACGAGAATTTGAATGATGATGAAGTCAAGCGGTTGTTAAAGTCTGTTGGTTATGGGGGTAATGAATGAATAACCCTTGGCTAATGCAAGGCGATTGCCTTGAGCGTATGAAAGAAATACCAAGTGGCTCAGTTGATATGATATTGACCGATCCGCCATACGGCACCACAGCTTGCAAATGGGATTCAATTATACCTCTCGAACCAATGTGGGAGCAGCTTAAACGAATTATAAAGCCTAATGGTGCGATAGTTATGACGGCATCACAGCCGTTTACTAGTGTATTGGTGATGTCAAATTTATCAATGTTTAAGTATGAATGGATATGGGAAAAAGACGGAGGAAGTAACTTTGCTACAGTAAAGTATCAGCCAATGAAAGAGCATGAAAGTGTTATTGTTTTTGGTAAAGCTAAAGTTACATACAATCAAATAAAACAAGAAAGAATCGGTAGCCGAAAAGGAAAAGAAACAACAACAAAAAACAATGGTAATAAAAGTGGTGTTTATGGTGACTTTAATAAAAGCGAAAATTACAAAGTTGGTAAATTAAGGTGCCCAAGAAGTATCCAGAGGTTTAGCAGGCAAAGAGGTTTACACCCAACACAAAAACCAGTCTCCCTGATGGAATACCTAATAAAAACTTACACCAACGAACCCGAAACTGTTTTAGATTTTACTATGGGTTCAGGTAGTACAGGTGTAGCAGCTAAGAACCTAAATCGTAAGTTTATTGGTATTGAGTTAGACCAAAAGTATTTTGATATCGCTAAAGATAGGATTAAGGATGAGAAATAATTACAACGGGAAAAACGGAAATGGTTATCAGCCTAGGCCTTCATTTAAGCGAGATCAAATTCCAGCCCCGCCAGCACCGCCAGCACCTAGGACTGGGAAGGAATGTTACAGGCCATCAGGATCACCTAATACAAGGTTTAAGGGTAACGAGCCAAACTGGTATATTGTAGGTTTATTTTGGTGCTTTCTTATGCTCGGCATAGGTATAGGTGCATCAATTGCCTAGACTAATAACCGGCCTAACCCCAGCACGCGAGCAGGCATTACAAGAGCGTTTATTTATTGCTATGTCTAACAGGTACGAAGGCAAAATAACACGCGAGATATCACGCGCAATGAGGTCGTTTGCGCGTAATGATGCCGATGCAGTAACGATTCATGAGGATAGATTAAAGCTCATATTGATTCGCTTGTATGCCGAATCATTTAAAACATTCGGGCGTAGGTTGCTTAATTCTATTGTTAAAAGTCAATCAGACCATGAGACTAAAAACGACATCCCAGAAACGCCACAATTTAACCTTGCGCGTCAAATATGGATACGCACACAATCATCATTAGCCGTCACTCAAATTGCTGGCACTACTGAGAAGCAATCATTGAATATAATCAGGTTAGCACTTGATGAAAGTGTAGCTGAAGGATTAAGCGAGATCCAAACAGGCAGGCTTATACAGTCGCGCATCAATGAGGAAGGCGGGCAATTGTCAAAACTGCGCGGGAGAATGATTGCGCGTACTGAGTCGCATAGTTCAAGCAATGCAAGTACACAAATGGCCGCTAAAAGTACCAGGTTGCCATTAAAAAAACAGTGGATTGCTGCAGGTCCTAGGACAAGGGACACACATTTAATAGCCGGCCAAAGCGCACCCGTTGCGATTGACCAGCCTTTTTTGGTGGGTAATAGTTTGCTTATGCAGCCAGGCGATCCAAGTGGCGAGGCTAAAGAGGTTATTAATTGCCGTTGTGCGGTTGGTTATTCTCTTTAACCCTTTTCATAGCCTCAATCATATCTTTATTCCCTGTCACAATCTGATCGGGCCGTAACCACTTGTGTTTTACAAACTTAATATCGTCAAAATAAAATTCATCTGATCTAGGCGCATTAAGCGCATCTGCAAAAACATTGATCGCATTAGCGCCGCAAAGAACCACATCTTCTAGGGGGTTTAGTATTTGCGAGTATGTTTGTGGGCTAGACATTTGACAGCTCCACTTTACCGTTGAAGTTTGTGAATGTATGAGTAGACCACGACTCGCTAGAATGCCCAATTCCATAAGCTACGAGCCCCGGCCTAACAACCACGCCAGAAGTCTCGTTAGTGAAAAGAACAACTGTATTGCTGGCGCTAATCATAAGTTTAGGAAATTCAGTGCGGTTTGGGTTAATTGTGTTCACTACTTTTGAATTTATCATAACTCACTCCGTAACTTCGCTAATTTAGCTTCAAGCTTGGCAATCTTAGCCTGTGTTTTGATGTCTGCTAGTTCTGACAGGGTGGGTGCTACCTTGTAGTTTGCGATTACCTGCCATTTTGGATTATCCGTTTTAATCCAAGAACCACCTATGTCAAACAAAATATCAGCACCTTTGGCCCACTCAATAATTACATCGGCGTGCTTGTGTGGTGGGTTTGGGTATTTAGGGGATTCTAGCTCAAAGTTACTGGCAATAAAGCCGCCATGAAAGCCAGTGATAAATACAAGCCCAAAATCCACAGATTCTACTTCGCATAATGTGCCTACAGGAATCATATTGGCGGGGTCGGCTAATCTTCTTAAAATATCACCTTCTTTAAATTCATTCATTTTTGTTCTCCTAATTAATCGAAACAACATGCTAACACACCTTGTTTGCTTAACTGGTCTAACCAGTGTTAAAATATCAATATAAATTTTAGAGGAAATCAAGTGGAACGTAAAAGCGTACAATTTGACATTAAAAACGGCGACCTATCACAGCGCACATTCTCCGGTTATGCTTCAACGTTTGACGTTGATTTAGGCGGTGACATCATCGTGCCTGGTGCATTCAAGAAAACAATCGAAGGCCGTCAAGATGGCGTTAAAGTGCTTTATCAGCATAACGAGCCAATCGGTCGCTCTATTAAAATGTATGAGGATACTGTTGGGTTATTCGTTGAAGGTAGAGTAAGTAAAACACGATTAGGTGATGAAGCTTTAGAGCTTATGCGTGATCGAGTGGTTGATCAAATGTCTATCGGATTTACTATTCCTGCTGGTAAGTCTGAAATGTCAGACGAGGGAGTTCGTATTATACGTGAAGTAAAACTGTATGAATTCAGCCCCGTTACATTTCCAATGAATGAAAACGCCATCATAACCAGTGTGAAGAATATGAAAGATGCCATTGAATTAGGTAAATTTGATGGTAACGATTTAAAAGAATTATCAGAAATATTAACTGATATTAAGACACTGTTAGGCACTGAGCCGTCTAAAAACACTCAGCCGCAATATCAGCCGTCAGAACTAGAACTGCTGTCAAAAGCACTCGATAATTTTGGCGCTATTGCCATAAACAGACTTTAGGAAATATACACGATGGATATTAAAGAATTAGTTGAAAAGCTAAATGCAAACACAACCAGCATCTTAGCATCACAAGAAAAAGCAAGTGCGGAAGTAAAAAACCTAGGTGAAGCAAGCGCGGAAACTAAAAGCGCACTAACTAAGCAGACAGCCGATCAAGCAGAGCTGAAAAGCTTGTTTGAGAAAATGGATTCTGAACTTAAAAACATGCAACTTAAAGCGCAAAAGTATGACGTTGCTAACGTGCAATTGAAGTCATTAGGTCAGACATTTGTTGAGTCAAAGTCTTATCTTGATGCTCAGTCTAACGGCTCTCGTAGTGTTCAGCCTGTTGATATGGACAAGAAAAGTTTAACCGCCCTTACTGCTAGTGCAGGTGCCTTGGTTCGTGCAGATCGTGATCCAACTGTATATCAAAACCCAAACCGTCCGATCCGTATTCGTGATTTGATCCCCAGCATCCCAACCAGCTCAAACGCTGTAGAGTTTATGCGTGAAAATGTATTTACTAACAATGCAGCTCCACAAGGTACTGTCGCTGGTATTGGTGGCGGTGAATTTGTCGGTAAGGCAGAGTCAAACATTACTTACGAGCTAGTGACCAAAGCGATTAGAACTATTGCACATTGGATACCAGCCTCACGTCAAGTATTATCTGATGCTCCAATGCTGCAAGGTTTAATCAACTCTCGTTTGGTTTATGGTTTAGACCTGAAATCAGATCAGCAGATCCTACAAGGTGACGGTACAGGCCAAGAGTTAGACGGTCTATTAGTAGACGGCGCAATTAATGACATCGCTAAGTTACCAGCGGGTACGACTGCTGCTAATGTGCCTAGCGCCATGATCGATCATATTCGTAAAGCTGTCACTAAATGTCAAGAGTTTGAATACTACAACATGACAGGTTTGTTATTAAATCCTGCTGATTGGGAAATCCTAGAAACTGCAAAAGCCACAGACGGTCATTATCTTATGGTTTCCATGCCTACAGATACAGCGACCCAAACAGTTTGGCGTATCCCTGTCGTAATTTCTAACGCTATGCCGGCCAATACCTTTTTGATTGGTGACTGGTCTATGGGCGCTGTGATTTATGACCGTGAAGATATCTCTGTACGTGTGAGCGAATCACATGCTGATTACTTCGTCAAAAACGGTGTTGCAATCTTGGGTGAGGAACGTTATACACTAGCAATCCCATTACCTAAAGCATTCTGTAAGGGTTCTTTTGAAGTTACTCCTTAGTAGCTAGAAAGTATAGATAAAAGGCCGCTTAATCGCGGCCTTTTTGTTTAGTCGTTGCCTATTGTCACCCCAATTGCAAGGCACACAGCCATCAAAACTAGAATTATGGCGAACAAAAACCCCGCGTGTACTGTAATCATCAAGTCAATCATACTTACAACCCTATTTAATTAATCGAATAGCTACATTAACACACTAATTTGCCCTAAGTGGTCTAACCAGTTAAAATACATAAAAACAAACGGTAATTTCAATGAAAGAATATAAAATATTAATCACATCGACCCTTGGCAAATCTGGCGCTATTGTAAGCTTGCCCGATAATAGTCAAACCGTTGAGCGGTTAAAAAAGGGCATAGTC